GAACTGGGACCCATCGCGCGCATCATGCGCGGCGAGGCGGTGGACGGCGCGACGGACGTGCAGCGTGCTTCCGCGCGCAGCGGCGCCTTCTACAACATGCGCCCCGTCTACGATCACCTCATCCAGAACGGGTGGTCGCATGAGGATGCGATGCGGCGCATTTTGCAGGAGGCCCAGGCTATCGCGGGCACCAGCCCGCGCACGGCGACGACGGACAACGTCCGCAACTCCTCCTACCTCCAGAACCGCATGGCGCGCGGGCAGCCGATTGACGAGGCGAGCGTGCGCGCGGCGACAGGCCCCGGCAGCGGCTACGGCATGATCTACGACCAGCACCCCGCGCTGACCGAGAGCCTGCTGAACGGCACCGCGACGCTGGGGCAGAACCCGAAGCCCAGCATGTTCGCGCGCAACATCGCGGGCGACCGCAGCGCGACGACGGCGGATGTCCACAACGTGCGCGCCATCAACATGCTCTACAACGACGTGAACCCCGGCGGTCTGCCTGCGTCGGCGTTTGAAAACCGGGCGATGTATGACCGCTACCGCGCCGCCTACGCAGGAGGCCCCAACGGCGGGCCGCCTCTCGGCATGACCGACGCCGAACTGCGCGAGATGCTCGTCGCGCGCCCGTCGGGCCAGGGCGTGCGCGGCACCGACATCAGCACCGAATACCCCGTGTACCACGACATCACCGCTGAAATTGGTCGGCGCCTGGGCCTGTCGCCCGCCGACGCGCAGGCGCTGATGTGGTTCCACTACGGGCCGCGCACGGGCCTCACCAGCACCGCGCACACCATACCGGAACTGCTCCAGCAGCGCTTGTCGATCACGGCGCAGGGCCTGGGCATCTCCATCGAAGAAGCCGCGCGCCTCTACTGGCGCAACATGATCCCGCTGGCCAGCGCAGCCCCTGTCGGGCTGCTGGCCAACGGACAGGAAGGGACCGCATGAGCCAGATAGCAGACCCGGCCCGCATCGTGGCCGACGCCGAACACGCGGCGCGCCTCGCCACGGCGGTGCAGGATCATCCCGGCTTCAAGGCGGCGTGTGCCCGCCTGGAGACGCACTACCTGAGCCTGTTCCGCAACAGCGATCCGAACGAGCCGCAGGCGCGCGAGAGCGCCTTCTTCATGCTCCGCGCGCTCGACGTGCTGAAGCAGGACATCGCGTCTGCCGCAGCAGGCGGCGCGATCACCAGCCGCAACCTGCGCGCCAGGGTGCGGTAACCATAGACAGGGGATACCCATGAGCGGTACGACAACCTCCGACAGCAACGACACGCCCCGCGCATCGACTGTCGAGGAAGCCTCCAGCGCCATCGCCGCGATCCTGGCCCGCGAAAGCGGGGAACCGGAGGAGCAGGCCGAGGAGCCGCAGGGGCCGCCCGAGCAGGGCATCGAGGCTGAAGCCACCGAGGAAGAGACGCAGGGCGACGAGGGCGGCGAGGAGCAGCCCCAGGAACCCGGTGCCGAGGAAGGCGACGGCGCGGACGAGGAGGGTGAGGAACCGGACGCCCCTGAAGCCACCGCGAAGGCGATCACCATCGAGATCGATGGCAAGGCGCTGACGCTGACGGCGGATGAGGTGCGGAACGGCTACCTTCGGCAGGCCGACTACACGCGCAAGACCACCGCGCTCGCGGAGGAACGCAAGTCGTTCGGCAACGAGATCGCGGCGGTACGGGCAGAGCGGCAGCAGTACGCGGCACTCCTCCCGGCGCTGGAGCAGCAGATCAGGTCGCTGATGCCCCAGGAGCCGGATTGGGACCGCCTCGCCGCTGAAGACCCGGTCGAGTTCAACAGGCAGTGGGCCGCGAAGCAACTGCGCGACCAGAAACTGATGGCGATCCAGCAGGAGCAGCAGCGCCTGATGGGCCTCCAGCAGCAGGAAGTGCAGCAGCAGACCAGCCAGCAGATCGCTGCCGAACGGGACCGGCTGGTCCAGGCCAATCCGGCGTGGCGTGACAACGAACGCTGGAAGCAGGACCGGCAGGCGGTGCGGGACTACCTCGCAGGGTACGGCTACAGCGCGGACGAGATCAGCGCAGTGACCGACCACCGTGCGGTGGTGATCGCGCACAAGGCGCGTCTCTACGACGAGGCCATGGCCAAGGGCGTGGCGCCGAAGTCGGTGCCCAACCTGAACCAGCAGCAGGCGCGCACGCGCCCGATGCCGGTGTCGGCCCCGAAGCCCGGCGCAGCGCCTATCCGCCGCCCCGTGACCGAACTCACTCGCGCGAAGCAGCGTCTCGCCAAAACCGGAACCCTTCGTGACGCCGCAAGCGTCATCGAGAAACTGCTCTGAGGAGAGACACCATGGCGAAGGTCACGAACGCCTTCAGCACCTATCAGGCGAAGGGCAACCGCGAAGACCTCGCGGACGCCATCTACAACATCGACCCGGCTGATCGGCCCTTCATGTCGATCATCGGCAAGCGCAACGCGACGAACATCCAGTTCGACTGGCAGACCGAGAACCTGCCCGCGCTCGACCGCTCCAACAAGCGGGTCGAGGGCTTCGAACTGTCGCGCAGCGCCGGTACGCCGACCGTCCGCAAGTCGAACATCTGCCAGATCAGCAGCCGCGATGCGACCGTCACCGGCTCGCAGAACGCTGCCAACGCGGCGGGCAAGCGGTCGGAGATGTCCCACCAGATGGCGCTGGCGGGCAAGGCGCTGATGCGCGACGTGGAGGCGATCCTCTGCTCCGAGCAGCCGCGCAACAACGGCGAGGATGACGACACGCCGGTCGAGCGCATGACGCGCGGCGCCGAGCACTGGATCACCTCCAACGCCTTCTACGGCGCGGGCACGCCGACCTCCGGTACGGCGGGCGCGAACCCGACGAGCGAGACGGCGCCGGTCACCGATGCCGATGCTGGCCGCGACTTCTCGGAACTGCTGCTCGCGGACGCGATCCAGCAGACCTACGAGAAGGGCGGCGAGCCGACCGTGCTGCTGATGGGTCCGTACCAGAAGCGCGTCTTCTCGACCTTCAAGGGCCGGGCCGACAGCGAGCGCGCGGTGCCGGTGAACGAGGTGATCGCCGCCGTCGATATCTACAAGTCCGACTTCGGCAACATGAAGGCGCTGCCGTCGCGCTGGGTGCGGACGAAGACCGTGCTGGGCATCGACCCCGAGTACTTCAAGCACGCGACCTATCGCCGCCTGGAGCGCTCGCCCATCGCCAAGGTCGGTGACGCCGAGACGGAGATGCTCGTCACCGAGTACGGCCTGGAGTGCAGCAACGAGGCGGCGCACTTCAAGATCGCGGACCTGACCACGACCGGCAACGCCGGGCTGCTCGCCGCGATGAACGCGCGGCCCGCGACGCTGGTGCAGGTGGTCGATCCGACCGCCTGATCAACGGCTGGGCGCGCTCTCGGGCGCGCCCAGCGCCTTGCATGGGGGTGCAAGCAGTGGCGACCGAGCGTTTCATCCTCGACCAGAACGGCAGCCCGGTGCGGCGCGTGATGGTCTACAACCCAGCAGAGACGCAGAGCCGCGAAGGCGGCTCGATCCATTTCGTGGCGCAGCAGGACGTGACGGGCCTGATCGAGGCCAACAAGCGCGCCCGAGAGAAGGACCAGAGCAAGAACGTCTTCCGCCGCGTCGGCAGCGTGCCGCTCGTCGTCTACGAGAAGGCCCTGCGCGAAGGCTGGGCAAACGACATGAAGGCCTGGGACCGCTACCTCAACGAGAACCCTGCCTTCAAGACGTGGGAGGGCCACCTGTGAGCCTCAACACCTACGGCGCGCTCCAGGCGAGCATCGCGGGCTGGCTGAACCGCCAGAACCTCACCGCGACCATCCCCGACTTCATCCGGCTGGCCGAGGCCGACATCGCGAACGTGCTGCGCGACCGGCGCATGCACCGTGTCGTCGCGGCGCAGACCGACTGCGGCAGCATCGAGGTGCCCGGCGATTGGCTGGAGGCGGTCGATGTGCGGATGGTCGGCGCGGACACGCCGCTGCGCTACCTGCCGCCGTCGGAGGCGAACCAGTGGCGCACCTTCGGCCCTGTGGCGTCGGTGACGCGCTTCTACTCGATCACGGGCGGCACGCTGTCCGTGCTGCCCGCGCCTCCGCAGAACCCCGACGGGACGTGGCCCGAGGTGCAGATGACGTATTTCGCGCGCCCGCCCGCGCTGTCGGATGACGAGCCGACGAACTGGGTGCTGCGCGACGAGCCGGGCCTGTACCTCTACGGCAGCCTGCTGCACGCGGCGCCCTTCCTGATCGATGACGAGCGGGTGCCGGTGTGGGAGCGCGCCTTCAGCGGGCGCATCGAGACGCTGAACCGCAACAGCGACCGTGCGCTGCACAGCGGCGGCGTGCTGGTGCGTGGCCGCCGGGGCTTCGGCTAGATGGTCGCCGGGCGCGTCGATAACCGCCCCTACGGCGGGCGCAAGGGTGGCCGCTACGGCGAGAGCCTGTACGGGCGCTGGCCCTTCACGCCCGCGAAGCCCTGCGCGCCCGAGTGGGACACCCTGGCGCCGTGCAAGCCCACCTGGGGCGAACGGCAGCCCTGCGCGCCCGTCTGGACCGATAAGCCGATCTGCGGAGCCTGACCCATGCCCGACACATTCACGCCGACGCTGGACCTGACGAAGGTCGGGATCAACGAGAGCGACGACACCTGGGGCCAGAAACTCAACGAGAACGTCGATAAGATCGACGCCTTCGCCGCAGAGACGCGCACCGCCATCGGCGCCGACGACACCGCCGGGCTGCGGGCGCGCATCAAGGCGCTGGAGGAAGAGGCGAAGCGCGCGTCCTGGGTCGGTGAAATCCGCATCCACTCGGGCACCATCGCGAGCGTCGCGAACATCCCCGGCGGCGTGTGGAAACTGTGCGACGGGCAGGAGGGCCGCCCGAACCTGATCGACAAGTTCGTCATGGGCGCGGGTGGTACGACGGCGCCCGGCACGACCGGCGGCGCCAAGTCATGGACCGGCAAGGTGGTGGGGAAGGTGCTGTCGGGCCTGCGCGCGGTAGGGCACGCGCTGACCGTGGGCCAGATGCCCTGGCACACTCACGCCGCCAACGCATGGACCGACCAGCAGGGTCGGCACGACCACACGCTATACACGCTCACGCCGAACCTGTCGGGCGGTGTCGCTGGCAGCGCCGGGGGCTACGGCTTTGGCACGGTGGGCGTCTCCGCTGGGGGTGAGCATGGCCACAATGTCGGTGTCTCCATTGAAGGCGCGGGCGGCAACGAGGCACACGACCACGCCCTGCCTGACCTGTCGCACGACCACGACATCGGCCCGGTGCCGACGCTGCCGCCGTACCTCGCCTTCTGCTACGTCATCCGGGTGGCCTGACCATGGTGAACACGCCGATCTACGGGATCGAACTGCCCGATCCCGGCGCCGACGAGGATCAGTGGGCACCGACCCTGAACAACGCCATCATCAGCCTGGAGGAGCGCACCGAGGCGGCGCGCGCCGCCGGGACGACCGCGCAGTCGGCAGCGGCGACGGCGGGCAACGCCGCCGCTGCGGCGCAGACGGACATCGACGCGCACGAAGCGCGCCGGGACAACCCGCATGTCGTCACGGCGGCGCAGATTGGCGCAGCGACCACGGTTGCGCTGACGGCGCATGAAGCGCGCCAGGACAACCCGCATGTCGTCACGGCGGCGCAGGTGGGTGCCTACACCCGTGCCGAAGTCGATGCCGCCATCGCGGCGAACCCCGGCGGCATCACGCAGGATGACGCTGACGCGCGCTATGTGAACGTCTCGGGCGACCTGATGACCGGGCCGCTGCGCTTCTCGGGCGCGAACAACGATCTCGGCGGCGTCGGCACCAACGAAGATGGCGCCATCGTCCT